ATGGAGTTTTTAGCAGGAGAAGGTATTAATACAATCGCAAGTGGTAACACTTTACAAATTGCAGGTGAATTAGCAAGTACATCAAACATTGGTGTTGCTAGTTTCTTTACTGATAATTTTAGTGTAGGTGCTACAACTTCAGGAGAAGTAAAAATTACTAAAGTTGATGGAGGAACATACTAATGTGGAAGAAAATTAAATCATTTTTTAATTTAGATTATCCTTTGAATTTCAAAAAAGGTCCTGAATATCTATCAGGTAAAAGTAAAAAACCGGAAATCGTATTAAAAGATTTACAAAAGAAGACTAAAAAAGAATTAGAAAAACTTGGCAGAAAAATGGGTGTCGAGTTAGATAGAAGATTAACAAAAGCAAAACTTATTTCGCAAATAAAAAAAGCAAACAGGAATAAATAATGAGTGTAAAGATTTTACCTAAAAGAAGTGAAACTACATTATCAATTCCATCAGCTTCTTCTTTAGAAGTTGGTGAAATTGCAATGAATATTACTGACGGTAAATTCTTCACAAAAGCCTCTAGCGGTCAAGTTAAAGAAATGGGTGGTGCAGGTGCGATTGGTCTACAAGATGTTACCAATACAAACGGCACAACTACAAATAACATCACACTAAACGGTTCTGATTTGGTATTTGAAGGATTCCTAGAGAATGCCTTTGAGACATTTTTAAGAGTAGAAGAACCAACTGCCGATAGAATTATCAAACTTCCTAACCAATCAGGCACACTAGCAACGGTTGGTGACGCTTTAGCATATGCGATAGTATTCGGGTCGTAATAAATGGCAAGTGTATTTAAAAATTTTGGTCAAGCAATTGACACAACTGACGGAGCTGCTAACGATATATACACAGCAGGCTCTGGCGTACAAGCAGTTGTACATGCTCTTTTTATATCAAATAAGAGTGAAACTACAACAGCGGCTGTCAATGTCAAGTGTACAACTGACGGTGGTTCTAACTTTTTTCACATTGCTAGGGCTATTTCAGTACCACCAAGAAACACAATTACTATTGACAAACCGATTAATATGGAACAAAATGATAAGTTAAGAGTATATACAGAATTGAACCAAGATAGCACATTCCCCGATTGTGAGGTTTTTGCAAGTATTTTGGAAGTTAGTTAAAATGTGTTATAAATATATAAATAAATAGGAATTAAAGATGGCATTATTATCAACAGGACACAATCCCTCAACAACTTTTGCAGAGAAGAAAGCTGTTCACGGATTGACAAGAGAAGATGATGGATTGTTAAAATATACAAGAGTATATTTACATAGTGATGAGAGTTTTCAGGTGTCAGACGGTTCTGGTTTTGCTTATGGCGGACTAGAAGATTTAACACTTAACCAACTGAATGATGGTACAGCCGTCAATACAACAGATAAGGCAACTGCTGAAGTTCCAACGGAATCTTGGCAGAATGACAAAAGAAAAAGACAATACGAGCAAGTAAGATTAGACGACAATCAATTATCTTATTATATGAATGGAGATGGTTTTCTAGTTGCTCGATATAATGCAGATTATCCGTATAACAATAAAGACGGTGCTGTAAGGAATTGGAAAGCGTAAGATATGGCAGATTTTATTCTAGGTAGACTTAAATTTAAATGGCAAGGTAATTGGAATTCTCAAAGAGCCTATGTTGTTGACGATATCGTAAAATACGGTGCAAACACATATGTTTGTGTAACCAACCATACTTCAGGTTCAGACGACCCAGCTTTCTATGCTGACTTATCAGCGGGAAAATGGAATCTTCATACAGAGGGTTTAAGATTTTTAGCTGCTGAACATACTGCCTCAACTTTTTACAAATTAAATGATGTTGTAAAATTTGGTTCTCAACAATACAGAGTAACCACACAACACGAATCCGATAGTACAGGCATTTTAGATACTTCTAAATTTGCAGTATATAATGAAGGATTACAATTCGAGAATTCATGGGACGCTTCAACATATTACCAAGACGGTGATATAGTCACATACGGTGGTTATTCATATACTGCCTTACAAAATCATTCAGGTCAAACACCATCAGGACTTGCTCCATATTGGGAAGTTTTAACAACTGGTTTTAATGCTACTGGCGATTACAATGCCGCTACAGCGTATAAAACTGGTGATACAATGCAATTTGGTGGCTGGTCTTATGTTTGCGAAACAGATACCTCAGCAGGTCAAAGACCAGCTTCACACCCTGCTAACTGGGAAGTAATCAACGAAGGATTTAAATGGAACGGAAACTATTCAGGTTCTTATACTTACCAAAAAGGTGATGTAGTTGAATATTCAACATCTTCATATGTAGCAATTGCTTATGATATATTAAATATTTTACCTACTGCTGACGCAACTAAATGGAATTTAATGTCGCAAGGCGATAGTAATAATGTTCTTACCTTTAGAGGTGACATTATGGTCAAAGGTGCTTCTCAAAATGAGAGATTGCACATTGGTCCAAAAGGTTCAGTTTTAACAACAGACGGTGTTGATGTAAAATGGGGAACAAGTGAAGACGCAACCGTTAAATATGTTGCAAACAATGGATTAGATACCAACGAGGGTACAAAAGCATTTCCTTTCAAAACAATTCATAAAGCATTATCAGTAGTTAACAATGGTGATGTAGTTGATTTTGATACACAAGCAGGTGGTTCAGGCGGAACACCGGGTGTTTACAATGCTATCACAGGAACATCAAGTGGTTCAGGTACAGATATTACAGCAAGAGTGACGATTGATGGTTCATCAACTCCTCTAGTAGAAATTACAGACGGCGGGCATAGTCATGCCGTAGGCGATACAATTACAATCGCAAGTGCTTCAATAGGTGGTAATACAGATATTACTTTTAATGTTAAATCAGTAAATGTTGGTGATATTATTTTTGTTAAGAATGGTGTTTACAGAGAACAATTACCATTAAGAGTTCCACCAAACATCACGGTAAAAGGTGAAAGTTTAAGAGGTACGCAAGTAAGACCTGCTTCAGGTAACGGTACTCAAATTGCAACAATTAACAACATAACTGGCGGTACAGGTGGTACTCCAGGTTCTTATCACTTTAAACATACGACTTCAAGTGGTACAGGTATTGGTTGTACATTATCGGTTATAAAAGATGGTTCATCTACACCAACCGTTGTTGTATATTCAGGTGGTATTAAATATTCAGTAGGCGAAACAATTACCGTAGCTGCTTCAGAAATAGGTGGCGGTGTTGATTTAACTTGTCAAGTTGCTTCAGTAGAATTAAATAATGCTTCTAAAATGTGGATAATGAACAACAACACAAATTTAGAAACAATGTCATTCCAAGGATTGACAGGTACTCCAGCAAACTCTGGTGGTACAGGTAAAGCGGCAGTAGTATCTTTAGACCCTACTGGTAATATTTCAACTGCTTCACCTTATTGTCAGAATTGTACATCTGTAAATGCTGGTGCAACTGGTATTGAGATTGATGGTGCATTACATAGATACAATCAACCAAACTCAAACATATCTATTTTAGGAAATGACTTTACACAAATTAACTCCGATGGTCGTGGTGTTCATGCATTAAATAACGGCCGTGGTGAGATGGTTTCTATCTTCACATACTATTGTGACAAATCTTTCTATACAAGTGGTGGTGGTTTCATAAGAGGACTAAACTGCTCATCTGCTTATGGTGAAGAGGGTGCTGTTGCAGAGGGAGAATATTACGAAGAGGTACCGGTAGAATTTAATACAAGAGGTAGAATGTTAGAATTTAACTCTACATCTTTTGTTGGCGGCTCTAATGATGAAAATAACCTTGTAATTGGTCAAACATTATCAGGTAATACATCTGGTGCAACTGCTACAATTTTCTTCTTACAAACATCTGCTAAGTACATTTATATTGAAAGTGTGTCAGGTACATTTACAAAAGGTGAAACCGTCACAGCAACAAAAGCAGATAGTTCAACATATACATTTAATTTAACAACTAACTTTGGTGTACCATCTCCTTCAACGCAAGGTGATAGTGGTATACAAGGTTTCTTGGTGCCGATTAAATCAACTGACGGTACTTTAGGTTCAACAGGAGTAATTAAACTTGCTTCTAACTTCTTTACTGGTTATACAGGTGGTGACGGCGATAGTACATATTACAGAATTACGCAAGTATCAGACGAAGATACATCTGCTCAAACAGCGATTATTAAAATTAATCCAGGTATTACATCTGCTAAAGCAAAAGCTGATGGCACAACCGTAAGACAGACAACAAGATTTTCAAATGTTCGATTAACAGGTCACGACTTCCTAGATAT